AAGTTGATGTCTGAGATTCGCGATCGCCCTGTCGGCTCTCGGACCCAGAGTGAAATCTGGTCGCAGATCAAACAAGCACTCCGCCTGGCAGTCCGCCGGAAGTGGATCACCTATAACCCCACAGATGGCATCAAGGGTCCGAAGTCCGATCGTTCCGCTCGCAAGGCCGTCAAGCGTGAAGTCTTCGAGACTTTGAGCCAGCAGTTCGACAGCTACCTGCATTGGGTCCGTCGCCTCGACGCCGACGCAGAGCTGCCGATCGTCATCGCCTCGCGGATGGGTCTTCGCGCATCAGAGATGATGGCGCTGTCTCTCGACCGTCTGCCTTCAGTCGGGCAGAACGAAGTCACCGTCGATCGCGCATGGAAGCATGTCGATCAGAGCACCTACGTCATCGGCCTGCCGAAGCATGAGAAGGTGAGGAATGTCAGCATCTCAAGCCGCTGGCTGAACGAACTCCGGCTGCGCGGTGAGTCTCAGCACGGTGATGCTGCCCGGCAGCACAATCAATGGAGTGTTGATCAAGCCGTCGTGAATAGCGAGCGTTTGATTTTCGGTGGCCGGTCTCACCAGCAATTTTCCAACGCCTGGGATCGCGCTCAGTTCGCGAAGAACGGTTACCTGCTGACGGTCAGTGGGAAGCAGTCGAAGAAATATTCTGTGACGCCGATCTCTGCCGACATCAGTGATGAAGATCTGGCGCACCTGCGCTCAGGCCAGCATGGTGTCTCGAAGGGTTCGACCAGGACAGACGCTGCTGAGTTCGATACGAAGGCAGAGGCGGCGGCGCACTGCGGCGTGACCCTTCTGACCTGGCACGATCTCAGGCACTTCTATGCATCGATGCTCTTCAATGCAGACTTCTCGATCGGTCGCATCACCGATCTCATGGGCCACTCTGAAGAGAAAGTCACGCGCGACTATTATCGTGAGTGGATCTCAAACAACGAACGAGCCAGCGAAGAAGCCGACGCGCTCGAAGCAATGTTCGGCTGAACGAAAGATCTCCCTGAATTATTGCGCCGCCCCGAGAGGCGGCGCTTTTTTTATGCTGGGCGATAGTGCCAGCATTCGCGCTTTCCGATTTCGCTATTCACATAGAACTTATCGCGGACGATTATCTTGCGATCCAGCAAGCAATACGCCACATGGGTGACCGCCGCAGATTTGTTTTTATTCTCCGTCAAATGCTCTGAAACTAAACCGCTTTCCAAGATTGCTCGCACGGTGATTCCTTTGGGATGATTGGGATCAGCAATTTGCTCTGCCGTGAATTCTTTGCATTGCTCGGCGTACAAAATGTCGATCGCCTCTTTCAGCTCCTGAGAAACGCGCGTATTCAAATCTCTGCGCTTTTTCCTCCTTCCACCAACGCGAGATGGGCGGTGAGTAGGTGGTGGCAAATCCTCCTTGTCCAATTCATACCGTCTCGCGAAGTCTTCCGGTTTGATAATTTCCTGACCGATGTCGCCGATCACCAAAAAATCGCCAGCCTCGATCGTAAAATCCTTTTCGAGCTTGATGAATTCGACTTCAGTCTGAACTTTAAGTCTCGCTCGTTGCATTTTCTCCTCCTTGGTTTCGACCGCCATCTCTGCCCATCGCAGAGACTCCCTGACAGCCGTTGGTTTCCCCGTGACCCGTAGGTCATAAATCTTCTTCGACCCCCCTCAGCGAAGCTCTGTGTGAGCCGATTTTCAGGAGATCGCCCATGATTGCGCCGTATCCACAGAAATCGACGATATTATCCTGGTTCGAGGGATTTGATTCCGATCTGGCGAGTTTCATCAGCGCAAGCATCGCAGCAACCTGGTGCGGCTTGATCCAGGTGATCAGATAGGCAGACCACAGGTCCGCGATTCGCTGGTGCAGCTCGACATGATCGCCGTGCTCGACAGCTCGATCGCCGAGAACCTTGATCGCTTCTTCAAGCGGCCTGGTTAGGCTCATTGTCATCGAGTGTTTTGATCAGTGCATCGAGGCTGGCCCGCGTTACCCAGTACGGCGACCCCCGCCCCTCGCCAGTGAGCTGCTGCCCGTCGAGCCGCCCAACTTCGATCATCAGTTTGATCCGGCGGCGACCAGAATTTCCACCTTCGCCGAACAGCACCATCGACGCATCGTAGATGGAGACGAACTTGCTGTTCTGGTCTCGATCAGTCATCGAACATCCCCCTCTTCGGCGCTGCGTTCTCCCGTGGCGTCTTCGTCTTCACGGCGACATTCAAATAGGTTGATGACTTCATCTCAGCGTCTTCCGGCGGCGTTGGATCGTTCGACGTATCGGGTGCCTGTCCACGTCGCGAGACAAGAACTTTTTGTCGCTTGCCTGATGGATCGGTCCAATTGGCCCTGACTTCGTCGTTCGCCCATCCCGCGACTTCGTAGGTGCCAGCGGCAAGCGTTTCCTTGACGATGACATCACCATTGCTGAATGGCGGACGACGGCTCTGCCAGCCCTGGACGAACTGCATCGGCGTAATCGAGACCGGACCACGGTCGGTCTGAACCATCGAGACCAGGCCATCGCCCTCATTGCAGAAAAGATTCATAGAAAGTTTCGCTGGCTCAGCCATATGCGCTCTCCTTAAATTTCCCGATTGTTTTCAATTCTTCGAAGAGAGGAGGATCGTGTTCTTTCAGGTCGCTCATCTCCGCGCCGTTGTCCCGCTTCCATTCCTGCAGCTCAGAAGCGGAGCTGACGGCTTCGAGATCCTTCACGATGTCAATGTCTGAGAGATCGCGGGGAGAGGTAGCGGCTGGGCTGGATATCACCGCCACCTCTCCCGTTGATGATGAAGCAGGGTCTGCCACGGCAACCGCTGTGGGAGCAGTCGGAGTGACAGGATCTGCCTCATCGATCGAATCAGATGCGAGATTTCCGTCATCGTCTTCACCGGTCTGCGCGATGTTCGCCATCGCGGCGAGTGAGTAGCGTTTCGCATAAGTGATCGCGCTGCCCACGCTTTGCGGGGTGACCTCCCCCTTATTATTCGGCACGGCCTTGATCTTCATTGCAGACCGCATCCACTGACCGCTCTCATGGATCAGCGTTGTGATCAGGATTTCACCGTCTTCGCTTTGCCAGGGTGCCTGGGTGAATGCGAGACCATGCTCGCCGTAGATCGGCCTGACGATCCGCGTGATGACATCGAGGTCGGCGTATTCGGAATTGAAGAACGGATTCTTCGATGACTTAGGCGCGTTCCTCAGCGTAGCGTCGGCCTTTGCCTTGGCCTCTGCCAGCTTGTCTATCATCGATGACTGCAAGCCCTCGAACATCGGCGGCGCGACATCAGGCGCGGCTGGAATTTTATTGATCAGGTCACTCCTCACCGTCGTCATCTTCTTCCCCCTCCACCTCGATCTTTCCGCTGCCCAGGCATCTCTCGCAGGCCGTCTGCTTAAATCTGGTCTCGGTCAGTTTCCATTCATGGAATCCCCATCCGTCGCATTCAGGGCAGTCACGCTCCATAGAACGCTTGCTTCAGCTCCAGGATGAATTCGGGTGTGTAGTTCGATTGCAGCATCCAATAGGACCAATCTGGCTCGCACAGGTCCATGATGGCCTCCACCGTATCAGTGCGCTCCAGCATCCTCTGACGCTTCCGAGCTGTCGCTGCCGCCATCTCAATCGCCTCATTGAGATCAGCCTGCGGGATTTCAAAGATTCGATGATTGATACGATTTGCGTAGAGCAGTTTCGCGGTGCCTCCGAAGTGCTTTTGATAGTGCGCGATCTGCAGGACATCGCGATCGATTGGCGCGGCTGGCACCGAGTTATTCGAATAGCCAGACTTTGAATTGCTTGCTTTATCCCATCGCGTCTTCAGCTCGACGATCACTCCACCGCCTCTGCCGTCGCAGTAGCCGATCGATGGCACATCGACCCCTGGCAGTTCGATTGATACTCTCTCCTCAGTGTTGACTTCGTTCGCGCCGGTGAAGATTTCACGCAGGCCGGACACAGCATTTTCGAGGGTTTTGCTTATTGCTGAGCCATCGTCTGAAAGCAGGTGATCTGTGACTGAGTGATCTTTCCTATTCGCTGGCTTGTACGTCTGCAGCGTCGCGATCATATCTGCGACGGCCTCGCTTTCGGTCAGCGCGCCATTGACGACCTGCATGGCTGCTTCTCCGACATCAGAGCCAGCCTCCATTTTGATAGAACCGATTTTCGTGTAGTGCTTAACCCGCAGATCGGCCTCTGGATCACCAGCGCGCTGATCGCGGCGTGCTTCAAAATATTTGGGAAGGCGGTAGGCGTATTCAGCCAGTACGAGCCAGAACGGCGTATTAAGTTTTGAGGGGGACCAGTGAGATATCCCACGCGATTTGTAGTGCTCGGGTACTTTTGCCATCTCGAACTCCCTCTGCACTAGAATGCAAAGGGGACGAATTGGCGTCAATAGGTGACAAGTCGGTCTGGTCTAATTTCTTGTGGATAGCGCTGTGGAAATTCTTTTACAACTCGTCTGCGTCGATCGGATCGTAAGCGTCTGAGTAAATGGGATGCGCATCCATACCCTTCGCGGCACGGTTAGCGTTCGCCAGATCCATGCACTCGCGACAGACTGGCTCGCGGACACCATCAACAGGGAATGATGGCACGCGCTTGGGATTGAAGCTGAAGATTTTCTTGCAGGAGAAACATTCACCATGCGCGAATGCAACGGTCATGGCAGGCGAACCTCGACAATTTTATCCATCCGCTCGATGTCTTTAATCTTTGCAGATCGCACTGTGCCATTGCGGACCAGCGAGATTACTTTCGCAGAGCTGCCGCCGTACCTCCAGATTTCTGCCAGGACACGATCGCCCTTCTTCATTCCGACAAGTACCCATTGTCCTTCAGAGACAGGCAGGACGGGATTGATGATGAGCGTATAGCCCTTAGCAGCGAACGGAGCGGCATCGTCATTATGAACGTGGACGGCGTATGCAGTGGGGACATCCGCCACGCTCGAAGGCCTCTCAACATTCATGCCAGTCACAACCATCTCAACCTCAAAGCCGTTGAGTGTCGCTACGCCCCAGACAGGAAGATCTGCTTTTCTCTCGGCCCCCACGACCGCACCAATCACTACCTCGTTTTCTTCCCCTTCATAAAGCGCTGTAACACTCACACCCAAAACGTCCGCGATGCGCGCCAACAATTCTGCAGAGCACTTGCGTTCGCCACGCTCGATGCGGCGATAGGATGCTGGGATCATTCCCAGGCCCCTGGCAAGCTGCGCTGCATTCAAGTGTGCGCGCTCACGAGCTGCAGCTAGGTTAAGGGGTCGCGCCATCAAATACCTTTCCCAATAATCGTACGAATTTTTGTAACTATTCCCACATGATGCGTTTCGCGGCGAGCCGGGCACTAGGTGTATCGGTCAGTGCTTCACGTCAAATTTCAGCGGCGGCATGACTCCCAGGTCGAAATCTTTGATGCCCTCCACGGGCATGCCGAATTCGCCCTCGAAGGTCGACGCCCAGTTTTGCAGATAGCCTGAAAGTTGCGCTGTGAAGCTCTCGATATCTCGCGCGATGTCTTTCCACTCCTGATGCCGCGCTAATCCGAGGACGTTGCAGACCGTCGCGATTTGCCATTCGCGCTCAGCCATTCTCGTGGGCGCGATCATGCGAGAGCGCTCGTCTTTTTCTGTCGGGTCAGTCCAATACCAACCTCGCTTAGCGTACCGATCTATCTGCTTGTAGAGCTGAGCTTGCGGCAAATTTATCGCCAGGTGTCGGATCGCCTGCGCCAGCGACCCGAAGTTTTCGTAAACGGACATGTCGCTGTAATAGTTGTAAGCAAAGTGCCCATAAAGAATCCGCAGATGGATTATCCGCTCGACCGTCACGATCGGTGAAATAGGCGTCCACGCGCCCTGCACAGCGTTCGCGACGTGGATCGGCCCTTCCGTCGCGGCGATCATGGCGTAAAGCCTGGTCCTAGCGTATGTCGCTACCAGCATCTGCGCGGTGTTGATTTCATCGAATTTTTCCTGCCCAAATTCCTTGGCGAACATTTCTGGCGCTCTGAAGCAGAGGTACATGTCATCGCAGAATGCCGAGATCGCCTCCGCCGTTTCAACGTCGATAAAATTGTGTTTCGGCAGCACTGTTGAAGTTTCCGACACGTCTATCCTCCCGGGGCGTGTTAATCGCGTCAGGGTGTCACACATGTCCTCCTTTGTCATCTATTCAGCAGGTGACAACCTGTGCATCCTTTCGATGGATGGGAGGCGCACATGGATTTTCTCGATTACATGCGCGAGACAGGCCGCAGCGCGCGAGAAGTCGGCGAGCAGGTCGGTGTAACTAAGTCCTACATCCTGCATCTGAAGGCTGGGCGGCGACATCCAAGCGCTCCTCTGATGTCTCGCATTGCTAAAGCCACGCACTCGATGGTGACTTTCTCTGACTGGGAGCGGCGGCGAGAGCTGGACCCAACGCCGTGGGCTGCGGCAGATGGGGACTGAAGCTGCCATCCAGAAGCGCATTGTTGATTGGCTGGCCCTGGTGCTGCCACAGGATTCGATCATCCATCACTCTCCGAATGAAGGCATCAGGCACGTCTCGCATAAACGGAAGCTGAGATCACTCGGGACACGCTGGGGCTGGCCTGATCTTGAGATATTTGTCCCGCCGAAGGGCTTTCTGACCGGCGAAGATGGATACCAGTTCGCGCCGATCTTTCTGGAAGTGAAGGCAAAAAAAGGCCGGATGAATGAGAACCAGCAGGAGGTTCATCGCGCCCTGAGAAACTGCGCCTGCCATGTCGCCACCGTTCACTCGATCGCGGAAGTTCAAGGATTTCTGTCCACCAGGATTGAGCTCAACATCGGGAACGGAAACGCCATGCTTCTCCAGCAGCTCGATGCGGCAGCGGCATGACATACGGTGCCATCCTTGCTGACCCCCCGTGGCGGTTTCAGAACTGGTCCTCGAAGGGCGAGAAAAAGAACCCCAAGCGCCATTACCAGACGATGTCTTTGGAGGATCTGCGGGGTCTGGAGCTGCCTGCTGCTGATGACTGCGCGCTGCTGATGTGGGTCGTTGACGCACATATGCCGCACGCCCTGGAGCTGATCGAAGCCTGGGGGTTTACCTACAAGACCGTGGCATTCATCTGGGTCAAGCCATCGATCGGGATGGGGTACTGGTCTCGCAAGCAGGCTGAGCTCTGTCTGCTGGCAACCAAGGGGAAGCCTAAACGCCTCAGCGGCGGCGTGCGCCAGATTATTGAAGCTCCCAGGCGTGAACACTCACGCAAACCTGACGAGATTTACCGACGCATCCAGCAGCTCGTCGGCGGTCCATACCTAGAGATGTTCGCACGACAGTCCTGGCCTGGCTGGGACGCCTGGGGAGCAGAGACAGACAAGTTCGAGGCAGCATGAATGAGGATCTGCAAGCGATGGTCGTCGAGCAATACCTCTACTGGCAGCGTCATGGGTGGACGCACAGGGAGATGATGACAGCCTGTTGCCGACATTGGGGCATCAGCATGACCGGCGACGATGTGTTGCAGGAATTAGCGATAGCGTGGAATGGATTGGAGAGATGATGGGACGAAGACAATGCTACATCTACCCAGGTGTTCGCGGGTTCGTTGCCTGCGACGACTACCGCTGGACCAAGAACGATGCACGCGGCATTCCATTAACTGAGGTCTGCGCCAACTGCCGTGATGCGAAGCTCTCAAAGTACAGGCCAGAAGTTTTAACGGACCCCCAATACGCTCACGATGAGCCGATCTATGACGGCCAATCACCACACACATTCCAGATCGATGAAGACGCTTAGCGAGTGCACTCCCCTCCAGCGTGTTCTCTACTGCTCGATGGAAGCGAGAAGACCGAAGCGTGAGCCGTTGAGGGGTTTTGAGATAGCCCTTTTCACGGTGCTGATATGCCTACTGATTTCGATCATCTGAGCCGCCGCGAACGAGCTCTCTGGTCTCAGCGCCTGGCACGGACAATGGTCGATGCCGAGCTCTCTGTGGATGCTGCCGCGCAGCTCTGGGGTCTGACCCGGGGACAGGTGAATCACATCATCAGGAGCGACACCGCGAAGGTGCCTGAGCAGGTCCGGCAATGGCTGTCGAGACACGCATCTGAAGAGTGATTTAAGGGGGGTTACATGGTGTCATCTGGGGGTCTTTTGAGCAGACGCAACTGTCACCAAAATCGACCAACCTGCGCAGCGAAGCGCTATCGCTTCGTTGCGCCTGGGTGCCTGCGCGTCATCAGCTCGCTAATCCAAAAGGCTAGAGCTGAATGTCGCGCGCCGAGGTTGTTTTGATGAGTCTTGGGGATGCTCAAAAGCGAGATGCTTACTATGGGTGACCCAAAAAAGGTGTCAAGCCTACGAATAAACACAGACTGCACGCCCCGTGACGAGCGTGTCGATGCACTACTGCGAAAATCAAAAAAGACCCTCTCTCGGAGCTATCGAGAAGCCATAGCACGCCAAAAGCTCAGAGATAGATATCTTAATGATCTGCTCGATGACTGCTGACGATCTCCACCAGCTCTTCCTCGAAGCAGCCCAGACTGAAGCCTGGATGCCTTCCGCCTGGCAACGTGCGCGGACATCGTTCTGGCCTGAGATGCAGGCTGAATGGTTGAGCTATGCAGCAGCAGAGACAAGGGTCAGGCTCACGCCATCGAGCGAGCAGATCGATCGGTATGATCTAGCTATGAAGTTATCACTGACACTTGAAGACAAAGATCGACGGCTGATCTGGGCTGTCGCCTATAGCGCAGTGAATAATAGAGTGAAGCCGCATTACGCGAGGATCGCCAGGCAGAGGCACGTCGATCGGCGAACGATCAAGCGTCAGTATATGGCTGCGCTGGTTGCTCTTTCACATCGTCTGGAAGACTGATGACATGGTGTGATGCAGTATGCACAGAATGTCACCGTTGACGAAGTGTACCTGCTTTTGTAGTGGAACCATCTAGGCTCGATTCTTCGCGCCGAATTCCACCAGGACATTGAATGAAATGCTGCGCTGTCGCTCTCATGGCGCTGTCTCTGCTGTTGCCTGCCTCTCAGGTACTTGCGAACCCCCTGTCTTGTCGCACCGTTGTGGATGCGAGGAAGTTCAGCGAAGAGCACGGGCTGCGTCTGGTCTGGATGGGGATCATCCAGGGCGGGGCAATGGTTGCTGAGATCCGGCAAGACACCGAGGGATCGTGGGTGCTGTCACTGCTGACACCTATGAAGGTCTCGTGCTTGCAGCTCTATGGACAAGGCGGACAGATCGTGAGGCCAGACCGCCAGGCACTCGAACAGCCCGAGGTGCAGACGCCATGATCGTCAGGTGCAAGGCGTGCAGCCACCAAGGAGAGCTGAGACGTAGCGACGATGGATGGCACTGTGCTGCATGTGCAGCGCTGATCATGGAGCTTGATGACAGCAGGCCGTGCGATACGGAGAGAGAGAGTGAGGATTGACAGGTGTGATGCACATCGGCATCGCCTTTCCCGCGCGAGCTCTGGCTGCGATCGAGGCTAGGTACGCCAGAGGTACGCATCGGGCAGAGCTGAGAGGCTAACCCCCTGCCCTGCTTTAATTATTTTCTTTGATCTTCGTGGTGGCGAACCACTCTGTCGCTGGTGGCTATGCTCGATCGGCGCGGCGCGGCACGCTGTAACGTAGGCTGAGCGCGGGCTTCCGCGTTTTCGACAACGGCACCCCCCACCCCCCCGAAAAAGTGGCGGGGTAT